GCTTTTGGCATTTTTAATTACCTCCTTAATTTTTAATAGTTTATTTTTTTTACGCCAGATATAAAATCTGGCAACACAGCTTTAATCCAGATTAACCTGTTCGGAAATGGGATTGAAAACCATTCCGCCGCTTGTTACTTTAGCATTTCTTATATACGCAGCATATGACGCATTGTTTATTTTTAAATAAATTTGGATTAAATCACCCGCTGCAAAAGTTAAGTTTTCTGAATAACCGACATACGTTGTTGAAGCAGTTCCGCGCTCTGTGCCATAAGCTATTCCATTTTTATATACTCTTCCAAAAGCATAAGCAGAGCCGCTAGAAGTTTTTATCTCAAAATAAACAGTTACCACCCCATTTTGAGCCGCCACAAATTCTTTCATCTTCACATAACTGGTAGATGTGGTGCTTCTTTCTGTCTCTGCACTAGCAAGGGTAAATGCCGTTCCCGCTACTGTTGCTTGATTATATTCAGAACTATACGATTTAATACGCCATGCGCTGCCATCCGAGTATAAATTAATCGTCCATCCAGTCCCTAGCGGCAAATTAGTTACGCCCTCTATTGCCGTTGAAATAGTTACTGTTCCTGCGCCGATATTTTCAATCATTATTTCAGAACCGGAAGGAACAGCATTAGCAGCCGGCAGACTCCACGTGTTCGCAGTAGATACATTAGCCTGAAACTTATTGTTTACTTCACTTGCCTGAATATCATATCCGGCTGTTTTTGTAATAACTGACGACGACAACAACCACCCAGAATTTAATTTACCACTACTATCCGCAACAGGAATGGTGTTTGCCGTAGGTGTTTGGCTTGCGTGAAAGTTATCCACCGTGTCCGCATTATCGGCATTAGTCGCATTGGTAGCATTGGTAGCGTTATCGGCATTAGTTGCACTATCCGCATAACTTACTTTAGATTGCCATGACGTTCCATCATAGACCTTTAATACCGGCGGAGAGACAGAAGTATCCAGCCATGGTAGCCCAGAAAAAGGAGAAGCTGGTTCTGTCGCCCCTATCGTTACTGCTCCTATTGCTATCCAACTTGTCCCATCCCATTGCTTCAACAACTTAGGACTAAAAGAAGTATCCAGCCATAACTGTCCTGCGTATGACGCAGTTGGAGCGGAAGAAGCAACCGTCATCACCTTTGCCAATTCTTCAAAATTGCTATCAAAATAGCTTGCAGGAACAGCCTTACCAGTAACATCATTATTGCTGTCCTTTGCGTCCGACAAAGAGGATGTATTCAAATTTTGAAAATTATAAGGCAAATTTATTGACATATCCTAACTCCTTACGCCTATGCTAACCATATAATCCTAACAAACCCTGCTGCCCCAGCACCGCCAACACCGTCTCCACCATGCAAACCAGTGCCAGCACCAATACCGCCAGCACCACCGGCGCCTGGATATGGAGCATCCTCTCCTGTTGCTGCGTCTTCGTTCAAACCAAGCACCGTATACTTACCCCCTCTACCAAATCTCGATGATTGGCCGGCTGTAATCCCTGGGTTGTTAATGGCAACTCCTCTTCCCCCTAGTCCTCCTGTTAAAGTCAAAAGAGAACCTGAAACACTTCCTGACAGGCTTGTATTACCTCCCTGTTGACCATTACTCCCCGTCCCGTTACCATTAGTATTGCCGCCAGCACCGCCAGCACCTACTGTTACAGTTATTGTTTCGCCTGCGGAAACTGAAAGAACCTTTGTGCAGCTTTGACCACAATATCCACCTTCACCCACGCGGGTGTTACCATTATAATTGCCGCCGCCGCCACCACCACCGCCGGCGGCACAGGCTTCAACCAAAATTTTAGTTACTCCAGCTGGAACCGTCCAAGAGCCGCTCGAAGAAAATTCTACTTGGTAGAAGCTCCTTTCTTTTATCCACCCCGAGTCTAATTTCCCATCATTTCCTGCAATTGGAATTGTATTTGCCGCAGGCGTTGAACCTGCAGAAGTATGATTTACCGTGTTTGCATTATCGGCATTAATAGCGTAAGTCGTCTTTGACTGCCAATTCGCTCCATCCCATAATTTCAATATTGCAGGGCTTGCAGAAGTGTCCAGCCAGAGTTGACCCTCATAACTTGGAGTCGGCGGGGTTGAAGATACTGTCATTATCTTCGCCAGCTGCGAGAAGTTACTGTCAAGATAAGCTGCGGAAAGAGCCTTCCCTATCTTGTCTCCAACGCTATCTTGTGCATCTGGGAAAGAAGACAAGTCCATATTTTGGAAGATATAAGGCAAACTTATCGGCATATCCAAGCCTCTTCGTTACGGTTTAGGCACGCTGCCTATTTGCGCTCCTCCAGGCACTACTGAAGACGGCATACCAGGCATTCCCATAGGGGCTCCGCCGCCGCTCAGCATACTGCTTAATTGTCCTTGCACTTCCTTGACTTTGCTTTCGGGGACTACGGCAGACAGATTGTCAATAGCTCTCGCTATCTTTTTGCCCTCTTCCGTAGTATATCCATAAACGGCCACCACTTGGTCTAGGGCTGCAATAGCACCGGCGACTATCATATCCGCCATTTCTTTAGACGAACTGAGTTTTGACGGCTGTGCCGCCTCTGTAACCGGCATTGCCCCTTGAGGTTGCCCTTCAGGACTCAAGCCGGTCTCGCCACCCGCCGGAGCGGACATTTTGGTATCAATACCCAGCTGTTCCAATACACTTGGCATATCAAACTCCTTTCTGTTTTTTTAAGTGGCCGATTTAGCCCTCGGCCAGGGGACTCAAAATAGACGCTCCGACAAGCATTGTAATTACTTAGCTCGGCGCGTCCGTTTAATTTTTCTAGCCTTTTTCCTTGCCATGATAAAATTACCTCCTAAAATTTGCTCGTCGGAGCGTCTTATTCTTTTTCCGTGCTTTTATCCGCCGCCGACTCTTGCATACTCATCAGTGCTTTTTGCTGCATAAACTTCAAAATCTTTTCTTTCCTCGGTATAGGCAGCAGCTCGATGACCACATCCGGAGGTATAATTTGATTTTCTGCAAGATTTAAAACCATTTCCTGATAAGCAAGAGACGTTATCGGCGATGAAGTATGGGCGAAAACATCCACCCTGAACGGAATATTTAAAAATTCTTTATACTCTGTATCCGTATAGACGATACAGTTAGCCATCATTGTCATTACTTCTTCTATAAAAGCCTCTACCCTTAAGGCCTTTTTCTTCAAAACAGTGGAAGCGAATTGCGCGAGAATATTAGCATACGAAGCACTACGAACATTAGGCATTGCTCTTCCACCAAGAACACCTACAATTCCGCTTTGTTCCTTAAAAGCTTCGTCATAGTATTTAATCGCGTTAAAGATAACATTGGGGTCAATTTTAGGTAAATAGAAGTTGAAATTCGCTGTAGGGTCATATATTTCCGAGACACTGCCGGCTTTCCTTATTTTCTCCTGCAATTCAGCCCCATTGACGCTGGATGACGCGCCATAGACAATTAAAGGCGGCGCGGACAGCAATTCTTCTACTTTATCCAATCTTTGTGTTTCGTCTTTAATTCTTAAGTAAAGATGCGTCAAATAATGCAATTCCGACAACCCCCAGAAGAAACCTTCCACGGGAGTTGGAGTAAAAACGATAAAGGGATGCTCTTTAGGAATAAACGGATTAACCGACTTATATATCTTATCCCCGACTATCTGCGCCATGAACCAGTCTTTTCTGGTATAATCCCAGAACCACATCTCATACACTTCAGCGTATTCGCCGACCTTTTTCGGCGTCAACCCATCTTCATCTTTTAGTGGTATAGGAGATACGTTAAACAGATTTGTCTGCTGATTTTGTGTTACGACGATATCGAGAAAGTTATCCTGCCTTGTCGGTGAAGTTACAGATGGAATAAAATTCGCGTCCGGATATTTCTTTCTGGCCACATGAATGGGTATCCTTGAAATATGCAGGAATATCTGGTCTTTATCCAGACTTCTATTGTCTTCATAATAGACGGCAAAATCAAACGGCGACACGCCCTTGAAGGTAATCGTATCGCCGTCCAGTATGGTCTTAACGATATAAATACCATAAACACACGCCCAGAACAGCCAATCGTAAAACTCTATATCCAGGGTGTCTTTAACAAACTTCTCATTAAGAACCTTATTGAGCTTATCCAGCTTTTTCTGAACGCTATCTTTTACAAGCTCTTCTTTATCTGGGTCAACAACAATGTCAAATAGGATATTATCGGGAAGGTATACAAGACTGACAACATCATCAATCGTCTTGCTTATGGAGTTCTTCTTCTCATTATCGAACAATATACTTCTGAAATCTTTATACTGCTGATGCCTCAATTCTATATTCTTCAGGCATCCATCCCTAAATTCTAATATTTCCTCATCATCGTAAGGGAAAATGTTTAAGTTTTCTGAGCCCTTAAACCTTTTTTTCATCCTTTCTTAATTCTACCTACCTTCACATCATTGAAATTATTCGGATTTACAGATACATTGATATAAGACTCTTTTAACTGGCTCTTATCCAGCTCCGCCGCCCCCTGCACACTGGTCGGTGTCGCAACCTTATTAAGGTCTTCCGGCCTCCTAATCTCAACCTTCTTCACCCCCGTCTCAAAACCCACCGACTTAAGCATCTCCTCAAGCCGCTTAGTCTGTCCCGAAGCCTTCTTCATTACATCATCATACATAGGCCTACAAGTCCTATCCAGTATGTCTTCTATGGCGTGCTGCTGCATTCTCTTTTTGTTCAGGTCTTTAATAAAGAAAGCCATATCCACCCCCCAATCCGTAATAACTTATAAACCTTGCGTATATCCTATACAACAAAAAAAATCATTTGTCAAGCCCCCTTGACGCTCATAAATGCCGCTCGTAAATACATGCACCGCTCGTAAATACATGCGCACCCACATTCCATCCCCTATCCATATATACTCTCCAGGCTTTCCAGATTGCCCTAGAAACTACGAAAAGCGCTGGGCATGATAGGTGTTAGGGGTGAGGGGTAAAGGCGTGAAACGGTAAGCGGAGAAGTGAAGGCGTAAAATTTTTTTCTGGGGGGAGGAAGGTTAACCACCCCGGAACTCTCTCATCCTGAATCCACTGCCTGCCCACCCTGAAGACAGTGCTGTGAGAAGTAAGGCGGAAGTTGTGAGCAAGCCCTTGCCCGGAAACACAAGCACGGGAAAATCTGTCATGACATGGTGAGTAGCAAGTGGCCAACTGAAATGAGGGAACCCAGGGGGGAGTCAGGCGGTTGCCGAGTCGTCAGCGCCGTCTCGGCGGTTGACAATATATTGAGCAGATATCAGATAGCTTGTCAAGTCCCGAAAGGGTATGAATACATATGTCCGGACTCCGGGCACACTACTCAACAAAAGCTGCACGTCGGTTGTCAGGGGATTGGCTAGGGGGGAGAGGGATTAAGCCGACGTCTGTGTCCTCCCGCAGGCAAAAATCAGACGCAAATCAGCTTGCAATACTCATACCAGTTAACG